GACACAGCCTCTCCCAGAGAATTAATAGCTTATTAAGCTGCTGCCCTTAACACTTGATATGCAATGACTGCATCATTACCAGTGTTAGCGGCTGATAACTCAATAGTAATAGTATCAGTTGTTGGGACAACCCCGACCAAATAAGCCGCTTGAGTTGGCTTAGTTTGGATTGTAGCAAGAACAACATCTCCTGCCACAACTCCTGTGACGGTTGTTGCTAGAGTAGCACCATCCCCGGACCATGTAATTTTTCCAGCATATTTTGCAACATGAGATGGTGCAACACCAGCACTCAACATTGCTAGGTCTATTGCCCCGGAGGCGATAGCAACTACGCCAGCATTAGTGATAGTGATATCACCACTTACCGCAACAGAAACAACAGTCGTTCCATTTCCAATGAGGATTTGTTCGTCTGTTTTACCTACTAGGGCAGCTGCGACTGCGGAAGAATTTCCGACTAGTACGCTACCTTCTACTAGTCCAATTTCAGAAGCTGCAATATCTCCAATTAGATTGAATGACGCTGCGGCGGTCGTGCCGATATTTTCATAAAGACCTTTGACCCCAGTCGCTGCATCTGTATCAATGAATAGACATCCCTTTGCATAACCAGCTCCGGTTGGAGTAGTTAGCCCGGTTGCTAGAAGAATTTTTCCAGATCCATCGTATTGGAGAGCTTGTATTGTGATTGCGTTTATAACGCGTTTATGACCGCCTAATTTGACTGGTCTATTAAAAACTTTTGGATAAGACATCTTACCTTTCGTGTCCCCGTAGGGAGTGTATTACTATTTTCTTTGGATCTCCCCACCCATTGCTGAGTGGGGAGAGAACTTTTTATCTATTAAAAGTTACTCGCATCCTGAGTCATTTTGACCATCATGACTGCACCATCAGAGAAGGTTTCTGTTCCAACCCCGATTAAGCCCTTTGGCAAATCTGCGAAGCCTTTTTCTTTGCTACCGACTTCAAGTTTCATCATTTGGATAACTAAATCAATAGATCCTCTAATCATGAATGAAGAAGTCTGTCGCTGTAAGCTCCAAGCATCTGTCGTGTCAGTGAAAGTTTCACTAACTGCGATATCTCCGAAACCTACAAAAAGCATACCTTCAGCCGAACCAGTTGTGACTTTTCGTCTTCGTCTGATCAAGAAATCATCTTGAATAGCGAGTGCGATATAGTCAGTTCCTACAGTTCCACCACCCTCAACAGCTGATTTTAAGTTAGCTCTTGAAGCAGCGACATTAGCACCGATTAAAACTTGACCCGCGACAGTTGTCAGGGTTGTTTTGAAGGTGAAAGTGACACCGGAGATGACAACAGTGTCGCCATCAATTGGTTTAGTAGCAATACTGAGAGTTGCTGACCATGGAAGATTATTGCTTTGAACAACCGTCCAACCCTGCCAAGGACCAACAACACCGTTTGCGAGTGTTGCGTCGCCAAGGCGAGTTTCTCTGTCAGATTTTGCTCTACGAAGTTTTGCAACTGTCCTAGGACCGAAAACTGCAGCTCTCATCGCTGTTTCATAAGGAGCGTCAAAAGCTCCTAGTTTACCCTCGGCCTCTTCTAGAGCATCTAGAATGTTTAGGGATGAAATCTCGATTGGAGAAGTAGCAATTGCTAAGCCGGCATTAGTAAGTTCACCTAGAAACTCTTGCTCAACAATATTCATTAAACCCTTGCGGATTGATTTGAGTGAGTGTGACACCAAGTCGTATGGTGTTTGGTTCTTTTCGGTGAAGTCAATGTCTTCAGCAGCATACTTAAATGTGTCCACTTCCAAGGTTTGCTTGGTAGCTGATTTACTTTGGAAAGTAATGTCGCTATGAGGAGTATAAGTCCCCGTGTGTGGGTGAGATAAGATTGGCCTGTGAGCTTTTCTTCCGTCTGTACTAATAATATCTTCTAGAGATTGATTTGCTAGGTAGATAGCACTGTTGGCAGTGTAAAGATCTACTTGCAAGTCCCCCCAGAATTCAGCGTTCATGTCTGTAAATGCCATGTTGTTCCTTAATTCGTTATTCTATTATTAAGGGGACAAATCGATGTTTATTTTTCGCTGATAGCTCTTCGCGCTTTCTTTGCATCATCCCAGGCTTTTCTTCCCTCTTCCGAGGAGAGGTCAAAGTCTTCATGATTCAAAGGTTTCGTAATATCTACAGATACTCTATAACCACCTTTATTGTTGCGGCCTGGAGTCGCATTTAAAATGCGCTGTTCCCTTTTTTCTGCTTCTATTCTGTCTTTAATATATGGCAGTTGAACCGCTTCCCCGATTGAAATACCTTTTATTTTGGCGAGATCTTTAACTTCCGTTTCGATTCCTTCAGACAAGCTGAGACTTTTTAAATCTCTTTTTGCCAGAGCTTCCTCGATTAGCTCGTCAACATTTGGTGCTTCACTTGGCTTTTTGCCGTCCTTTGGTGTTTCCACCTTTGGTTTCTCTGTACTTCCCTTAGCTTTTTCTCTCCAAGTGATTTTTTGTTTAATCGTCTTAGAAAGTCTTTCGCGGTTTTGGGTTTCTCTTTCGACTAATTTGTCTAGAAGATCTCCCTCCATATCTGGGTCGATTCCCAGATCTTCGGCTAATTTGCTTTTCAGCTCATCAGCTTTAACTTCCGCTAAGCCTTGTTCTTCTTCGGATTTTTCTTCCTCAGAAATTACAATATCGTTTTTCTCTAGCATAGCCACTCCTTTTTTCGCCCATTGGGCAAATTTTTCTTGTCAGCTGCAAATATTGCAACTGTTAATAATAATATCAACCTTCTCGACTAATATCTAGGAGCAAAAAGATGTCCACATCCGGGGCACTGAACTTCGCTTCCAGATAGATGAGCTTCGATTGCATAATCATGTTTTTTTGCAAACTGATTAGCTAATTTAGAAAAACTTTCTCCATGGATAGTTAGTGAAAATCTTCTGATTTCTCTCTTTCCATCAAGAACAATGATCTCATTGAACTTTCTTTCTATTTTCTTTATTGGAGCTTCAACAGGAACTTCTACCTTTGGAGCTTCAACAGGAACTTCTACCTTTGGAGTCTCTACTGATTCAAGAATAACCCCGATTGGCTCGGGATCAGCATTCGCAGCAGCTATATCAGCCAGAGCTTGCTGTTGATTAAATTCGGTTTCATTCATAAGCAACTCTTTTCCAGCCTCTTTTCTAGCAACCTGAACCTGCTTTAGCAGATTATATTTTTTCATACCATGGGAGTCTAATCCTAGTGCTGAAGATTCTTGTAATAGTAGTTGATAATATGTCATGACTACTTTTCCTTTACTATCGGTAGGATTGCTACCATTTGTTTTGTACTTATATTCTCTGGAATGTAAGACGGTGGAATCATATAGATATCTACCTCAATATTTTCCTTCGTCAATAAATCTACCTCTTCTTCCTGATTTTTTCTATCAGAGATGGCTTTTCTATGCTTAGTTCTAAGTTGCTTAAAATCTTCTTCAAACTTAGCTTGATCTTTGATCGTATATCTCTGGAAACCATCCTCCACATAAGTTTTTGGTTTTCCATCTTCTATGACGGCGTGCCCCTCAGCCAATTTTATTCTCGCATCTTCATAGATTTTGAACTCACCATTGGGCTCTGCGGCAACTCTGATAGGTTTTATTTCTCTATCAAGAATAACCATGTTTTTAGCAACAGCATAAGCAAATTTGACACCCGAAAGATCTTCCACGGTTTTTAAGCCGAGATATAGGTCTACCACCTGTTGATTAGTCATTTTCATAATATACTTTCTATAATTATTAAAAACCAAATTTTGCCGATATTTTTTTCTTTTTTTTATCTCTTATCTTTTGGTTCTTTTTTCTTGAGTCTGGATGCTTAGCTTCTTCCAAAGCTTGCTGGAAAGAATCTGAGATTTGCCTTATGGTCGCTTGATTATTCATTATAATCCCGCTTTTCTTTTAGCCTCAACTACCTGATCAGCAGTTATGTCTTTTGACTCTTTATAACCAATTATCGGCAGTAGTATGCCTTTAAGTTTAGTTACTGTTTTCTCTCTAATTTTAGCCTCTTCCCCAGCCTGAGCATTTGATAAATGAGATAACCCGTCTGTGGAGTTGATTCTCTCGATTTCCTCGAAAACATAATCTCTGAACTCAGCGAAGGCTGAGTCAGACTTTATTCTCGTAATGGTTTCTTTTGAAAGCATATTCTCCAATTATACTATAGTCCATGTTTCTTAGCGACTACCTCGGCTCGGTTTGCCCTATGCATCCTAGCCATTGCAATAGCTTCTTCAGAGACAGGAGCTTCAGCTATGTCATTTTGGTAGGCGAGGGCATCTATCACATCATCATGAGCGCCCTTTGGAAAAACTAGCAATTCATCGGTGAGATCTTTACACTCATTATCAATATGGTAAATGCTACTGGAAGCATATCTCGGGGTAAGTCCCCTGATCCTGACCTCTTTATTTCTTCCAGCATGTTTTAACTCGACAATGTTTGGGAATCTATTTCTCTTCCTACACTCCTGTTCAAAAAACGGCTTAATAGCCTTTAAGAAAACTGTCTCTTCGATACCAATTGTTTCGAAACCTTCTCCGTGTAACTTAAAAATTAAATTGATAATTTCTGGAGAGTCAAAGTGAACCCTCATCGCCTTTAAATTCCAGTTATTCTGCCTATCAATATAGTTTCTAATTACACCAGTGTAATCATTCTCAACTTCTTTCCCACCCGGGTCTATGGTTGCAAATTTTCTAGTATCTAACGCTTCAACTTCTGGCCAAGATCTCGCTTTAAACCACTGTGGCTTAAATTCCTGACTCTCTGAGCTGATGGGGTTAGCTTGATATAAAGATGAAAATTCATAAGGGCCGAGTGTAGTCTCTATTTTTCTAAGTTTTTCAATGTCAAACTTAGCTGGCCATAATGATTCACCAATTTTTCTATGAGGCTCATCCTCCAGAGCAATAGCTGGAAATTTGATTCTAGTCCACTTATCATAATTGAGTTCACCATTTTTTTGAGATATTTCTTGTTGCTCTAATAATCTACCAACCAGATCATCCATATGCCAGCGAGTGTTGATAACTATAATGGCCGTGTTACCCTCTTGGCGGGTGTAGAAAGTAGATTTATACCAATCCCAGCGCGAGTTTCTCACAACCGGAGAATCGGCCTCCTCTCTATTTTTGAAAATATCATCAATGATACCAATTTTAAAACCAGTTCCAGTGAAAGCGCCACCTGCTCCAGCTGCCATGTAACTACCGCCCATACCAGTTTTCCAGTATGACTTTGATTTAGTGTCTTTACTCATTCTAGTATCAAAAATATTTTGATATTGAGGTGAGTTCATTATGTCTCTAGTTTCTTGCCCGAATTTTGTAGCAAGATCACTAGAATAAGAAGCAACGACTATAGGCCACTCGGGGTGTTTACCTAGAGCCCAAGATGTGAATTTTTTTGTGGAGATCTCACTCTTGCCATGGCGCGGAGGACATTCGAGAATAATCCGGACATCTTCTCCAGATTCTACTTTTTTTAAAGAATCCTCAAGAATTTCTGCTAATGTTTCATGGAACCAAGTATCTTGGTATCCGGGGTCTGTCGCAATAGAGTACTCAATCAGATGTTTGCGTGACTCGTGAGCCACCATCAGCTGCGTTTCTTTTTGCGATACGTTCTGCGATTCTGTCAACTTGCTCATCATTAAAGCTTTCTATTTTCTCTCCACCAGATGTTATATCAGTAGCCTGTAACGACTTACCGATAAACTGATCGAGCACATACTTGGCATCTCCATCTTTCCCCTTAGCCCTTTTTACTAGTGCTTTGATGATATCTTCTATATCTTTATCAGAAACATAAGCCATCACCGCTTTTCTCTTTTTAGTCAGAGATAATTCGTTGAAAAGTCTTTCTTTTGTTTTTCTGCCAGATCCAGGTCTGTAGCCTCCTCGCTGTGCCATAATTACTTTCTTGGAGTTAAGTCTTCCTTAGTATACTCCTCGTCTAATTCTACGTCAGTTTTTATAGTTTTTTCTTTGTAATATCCATACTCTAAAAGTATTTTATCTTTCAGGGCAGCTTTAGCATCCGTTCGTAAGCCAGCTTTTCCATCGTCTGATAATCCCCTATATCTTGGGTCTTTCTGTACTTCATCAAACCAAATATTATAAGCTCTATTATAGTCATCATTTGCCTGTTTAAACAAGTCCTCACCAACTTGAGATTTAAAATTAGTCATTTCTTTGCTAGTTCTTTTACTCCAGTGATCCGTTGGCTTATAAGTACTCGGGTTGAGTCCAACAAATTCAAAAGCCATGAGTCCTAGAATAGTTCCGAATTTTTCGTCTTTGAGATCAATATATGTCTGAATTGATAGCGGAGTTACTGAATTTATAATTGATTTTTTAATGTCAAATGGTTCCCCACCGAACATTTCCGCGCGAATAGCATCCCTCACAATGGCACCAACAGGAGATAATTTATTTAAGAAAAGAGCATCCATCCAGACATCGACACCGTTTTGCTGACCAAATTTCCCAGCTCTCAGATTTATCCAATTCCCGGTAGAACTTTTTGACCACGAGCCCCACACGCCCTCTCTTTTTGTCGGGAAAACTTTAGCAATCGGAATGATTAAGGATCTCAATCCTCCAGTTATATCGATCCACTTACCAAAAATCTTTATTTTACCGAAATTAGTGCTTCTGGGATCTTCGTCAACAGAATCTGGATCTAGAAGCTTAGCTAGTAAGAGAAGTCCCCCAACATGAACAATAATACTAGCAAGATTTTTCCTAGCCTCAGATCTTGAAAACTCGGTTGACTTAGAATCAAAGACCTGATGAGCAGTCAATGTATCAACATTAGATTTGAAAAACCTAGCTGAGAATAAAAATACATTCAATTCACTGGCAATAGCCTCGCCTTTTCCAAGAGAACCTCTCCCAGTCAGCGATCCCACTAGGTGTCCAATCCCGCGTGCCTCAGCGGGGTTTAAAGTGTTGACTCCCTGTTTCTCTGCCTTTGAGATAAGAAGATCAGCTAAATCAGCTCTCATACGCAAGGCACCACCATTAAAGGACGTTTCTGAGGCTTTAAAAAGCCTCCCCAGGAAGGGGACTCTCTCTCCCAGAGAGATCGGATAAGCCTCCTCACCTAGAACATTGAGTCTATAATCTCCAGCTTTATACTTACCGTTCGTAGCATTCGGTCGTGAATAAATATCAGCCTTTATCAGATCCATTGCATCGAAGCCATCTATTTTTTTATTAAGTAAATCTGATTTGATATCTGCGAATGACTTTAAGAAATTTCTGCCCCATATTTTTTTTTGTGAAATAGATCCATAGAAATTCTTTATTCCCTGTCTTCCCCAAAAGGAATTATCTAAAGTAGACATCATTGATTTAAAAACAGCCGGAATTTTACCCAAGGCTTGAAGGGTGGCCTTTGTCTTATGTTCTCTGAAGATTATTTTTTTAGACTCTATCTTTAAAGCATTTACATAATTCTCAAGAGCAACCTGCCTTAATCCGAACTGGATTCTAGATTCGTCATTGATCCATTCTTTTCTAGTAACATGAGGATCTTCAGTCCAGGTGGGGTTTTCTTTTTTCTTAGCTTCCCAAGGGGCTTGAGCCTTAGACCTAGCTTCTGCCAAGGTATTGATTGTCTGGGCTTCTTCAAAAGAGATATCCATATTAAGTCTGGTATTTATCAGATCTTCTTTGAAGTTTTGTAGCTCACTTTGACCGAGCACTCCAGTCTCGCTCAACCTATCAATTTTACTGATTAAATCTCTTTTTATAGTAGCCTTCATTCCAGCGCTTCTCTTCACCCAGTTCTTGAAACCAGTCACCTGATTTTTCAAAAGTAATTTGCTCTCGTAAAGAGCATTGATGTTTTTAGCATTTTCAGGACTAACATACTTTTCGAATTCAGCTCTCCTAGCCTCACTACTTGACATCTCAGCAAGCTTGAAAGGATCGAGCTTCTTTTCAACTAAAGCTTTTCTGAAAGCTATTTCTTCTGATTTTATTAAACACCAGGCCATTAGATCCTTCCTAACATAAAATTTCTTTCAAAAAAGCGTCCCACTGTCTGTAGCTGGGTGCCTTTTGATCCTCAGCGATCTTCTTACTCTCAGATTTTATCTTCTCTTTCGCCTTTTTACCGGTTCTCTTTTCGAAAGCCTTGATTCTCACTTTGACTAGATCTTCCATCATTGTAACTGGAGAGTCGGGGTCTATCTTAGCTAAAATAGAGATTTCTTGACCCATTCTGGTAGAGGCTAGTGAGGCAACTTTGATGGCTATATCAGTATCCGTTTCTCCCATTTCTTTTAAAGCTATAAGAATAGAATTATTCAAAATTCCTTTTGGAGCTTCAATTTCTCCTTTGAGAACTCTTAGTGCCTCATCTGGATTTTTAGCAACATATTCTGAAGCTACAGCGATATTATCGTCCTGGTTCATCTGGTTAAAAGTTGAAAGTCCGAGCTCCTCTATTTCAAATTCAGTTAGTTTCCCAAGTTTGCCTTTTATTCTAGCTTCAAGTCTGGATACTTTTAATTTACCTTCTCCAACAGGAAGTTGAGATTGGGGGACTCTAATTATTGTTATAAGCCTCTCTTGAACAGCAAGTGTTTTTTCCCACTCTAGAGCTAATGCGCCCTCTTCTTTTATAGATAATTCTTTTTGCTTTTCTTTTAACTGATCTAGATATTTGCTTAGTTTTT